GTGTTGATATATGGTGCATTTGTTATACCTGTGGAGTAGCCGTTGGAGGTTCCAAAGAACAACTTGCTTCCACCGCTAGTTACCTGTAGTCCTATCGCTGCTTTTGCCTTGTCTCCGTTAGAATCCGCAGTACGCCATATGATACCGCCAGAGTAAGAATCCTGAACATAGTCAAATGATATCAACATACCTGGACCCCGACCACCATCTCCACCTGCTGGTTCACCTTCAAGGTTATTAGGAATATCAACCCAGTCAGCATCTACCGCCACATCGGTAACTATAACGGCTCCATTGGTTGCAATTCTCATTGACTCTGTTGGAACTTCTGCTCCATCCTTAGTGGTTGAGAAAACTATTGCCCCAGGCATATCGCCAGTTCCAGGTGTGCCGTCTACCTCAAAATGAATCTTGGCAGCTATAGCCCCTAGGTCTGATCCGTCGTCCCCGTAGGCCATGATAGCTCCAAGTATCTCATTGTCAGTTACTACGGTATGGCTTCCAATGCTTGCATTGCCACCTTTAACAAGTCCTACGATTGGGGCAGCATCTATGGTTGCTGTAGTAGAGAACGCTGCCAACATAATGGAAGCATCTGCCGTAGCGGTTCCTAGTATCTGAACCTCTGGAACAAGGCCAGATACACCGTTAGTAGAAATAGCCTCCTGGCTGGTATGCCCAACAACAAGTCCGCCACCAGTGGCGATAAACATATTGTTGCCATCAAATGTCAGGCTGGTTTCTGCATCCAACTCGGTCGTAGTAGCTCCAACAGTTACAAGTTCATTAGCAGTTGCATTGTTAAGTGCGGTTATAGTACCACCTGCATACGTTTTAAGATCTGATGCAGGTATAGTTTTCATAGTCCCGCCATCATTGACAACGATACCGTCAGCATCAGCAACGGTTATAGAACTGCCTACTGAAGTACCTCCATCGAGTAGGTTCAGTTCAGCAGCAGTTGTTGTGACCGCAGTTCCACCAATTAGCAGTTTGTCCTTGACAATATCAACCAAGGCACCACCTGCTGTTAGTAGCTTGTCAGCGGAAGTATCCCATAATATGTATGCTCCAGAAGTATCTCCAAATAACTTAGTGTCATACCCCTGACCATCAACACCAGATGTAAATGTGGCATCTATCTGGACCGCACCATCTATATCAACAGCATCTAAATTGGCAGTGCCATCAACATCTATATCTCCTGCCAAATCAATGCCAGCAGCTCCAGCTAGAACGAGATCGTCTTCAGATGCATCCCATAGCATGTAAGCACTTGCCGTGGCACCGAAAAGTTTTACATCATATCCTGTATTGTCTACCCCTACAGTGATGGTTCCATCAGCCTGTACATTGCCATCTATATCCACGGCATCTAGGTTAGTAGTACCGTCTACATCTAAGTCAGTACCTACATATAGCTTCTTAGCTATACTTGCTCCACCTTCTGTTCTTAATGCTCCTGTATCACCAGTAGCATCTGATGAATCGGTAGCATCTGTGATGTCTAGAATTTCAGCTACAGTTACATTGCCTGACCCTGTAGTCTGGAGAGTAATACCATCATCGCCATCTATGGTTAATGCCCCTGCTGCGGTAGACCAAGTAGCTGCAGCAGCCGATGTTATAGTAATCGGGTTACCAGCTAGAGTTGCCCCTGTAGAACCATCATGAGTAATAGTGAAGTCATTGCCTGCTCCCATATTAAACACGGATGAATCAGAGGTAAGGCTAAGGTCATCTCCTATATTTACGTCAGTACCTACTGTCAAAGCTACGGATACATCTACCCGTGTACTGGCATTGAGGTCAATTATAGCTTCACCATCTACTCTTAATGTGCCATCAGCCGACTGCTGTATGAATGAAGCGACATCGCCAAATGTCAACTTATTAGTTGAGTTTAATGTCAGACCAGTTCCGTCTGTATGAGTAAGAGTGGTATCTCCATCAGCACCAAGCGCAATAACTGCACTGTCAGATAGTAGCTTTACGTCATCACCGAACACGGCATCCTTTACCACGCTCAAGCCACCATCTGTCTGAAGAGAACCATCTGTAGTTGATGTTGCTTCAGTTGCATTATCGGTTTTGATGATTCCTGATGAGGTGATTGCCCCAGATCCTACTGTGCCTAGCCCTGACACATTTCCACTTGTATCAAATGTGTAGTTTCCGTCTGATAATGTACCTGATAATGTGATATTCGTAATGCCTGTTAAAGCACCGTCAAACGCTACAGCTCCGTTTATATCTATCGTAGTAGCAGCTATCTGTATCTCTGTATCAGCAACTAGATCCAACTGTCCGTCAGCAGATGAATAAATATATATAGCCGTATCGTAGAAGTTAATGCGTTCAGTGCTGTTCATCAGGATGTCATCAGAGAACTTGAAGTAGTCCTCGTCTTCCATCCAGGTGATTACACCGTCTGCGCTTTCTGCATCAAAGGTTAGTGTTATATCTGTAGCTGCTGTACCAGTACCAAATGTTATAGAGTCTTGGTTGAAGTCTATAGATTGAGCCCCTGCGTCAGAGGATGAAATTGTGAACGCTTTGATATGGCTACCGCCTTTTAGCACATCAAATTCAATCTGTCCGTCTTCAGACCCTGAAGTTACATCTGTTGCCACTACGGTTATACGGGCAAACTCGTCTAAGTTTCCAGCAGAATCGTGCATCTTAAACGAAAGATAAATCTCATCATTATCTGCCTTAGTGGAATTTGCACCACTAAACACCGCTACTTGATTAGCCGTACTATTAGTTAGGTTTGTAAATGTAGCAGTAGGTGTCCCAGCAGCAGTATTATTACGAACATCAATCTCTTTGAAAGATACCTGGTCGTCCCACCGAATATATCTAACAGATGTACCAGAAGTGATCTTTACATCGTATCTATCTTGATCTGCTTCAGCAAAATACCAAAGCCCGTCAGAATCGGTAGTCGTAGATGCCTCAACGGTAGTTGTCCCAGTCTCAAGAAGCTGAACAGTAGCCCCGTTAACAGCATCTCCATCATCTTGAAATAAGTAGCCTCTAAAATTAACACTCATAATTTACTCCCATGAATGATCCTGATACTGAAGTGCTTCTTGAATAAGCCAGTCTGGGTCCTGAACTAACTTATCATAAGGTAACATTATAAGACTTATGCCCTGACCCGCAAGTTGAGCCCTTGCCATAATATCTGTGCCTCTTGTTTCTATTCCGTCATGATGGCTATAAAAAGATTCCTGTACCTGCATAGCTAGATCAGGTGGATTTTGAAACACAAAGTCTATTTCGACATCCATTCCCAAACGCCTTCCCTGAGTACGAGGCTGGTAACTAAAATCTTTTCCAGGTTCCTTTCCAGCACGTATTAAAGCCTCAAAGGCCATATATGATGCTTCACTACCTCTCCAGTTATCTGGTACAGCTACCTGTTGAGTAGTCATTCTACCCCTCCAGAATTACAGCCCAACAAACTTTATCTCCATTAGTAGCAGCATCTACATATACAGTACTAAATGCTATAGACCCCCCAACATCTGCAAAGTTTATCTCTATCTCGTTACCAGCAGATAGTTCATACCCATTGGTAGCAGTTACATCGCTAACTCCAAGATATGTTATTCCAGAATTAGCTGCGAGTGCCTTGGCCTTGAGCCATAATACTCTATTGGCAGTATTAGATAACTGCTGTTCAGTACCAGCAGTGCTAACAGTCGTAGTCCCAGCATCAAGAATCATGGTTCCACCAGATTAATTGTAGTTACACCACGTTCATCATATGCGCTATATTCCAATCCAGATGCACTAGCAATATCCACATAAAAATTACGAGTTCCACCACCATCATCTCTAAATGTAAATTCTACTAATGTAGTACTTTCAATAGCTGATAGTAATGCAGCTCTTAAATCTTTCGGGCTCTTACTTTTATATTCTTTATTTAGATCTATTTGGATCTGATGTCCCCACTTAGCTTCTAGTTTCTTGCGCCATTCAAGTGTTAATGAAACCACGTCAGGAGTCTTTTTCTTATAGTTTGCTGTAGAAGTATTTGTAGTACGAGCTAATGTTAACTTAAACTTAATAGCACGAAATGTTGTACCTGCATTAGAACCAAATGTAAATGTTGTTATACCTGATGTTGCACCAAGCGTTGTACTGGTAATAGTACTAATATCATCACCGTCAGAATTATTAAAAACTGAATAACTTTCTGAATAATCAGTAGCATATTCAACTCTTACTGTTTCAGTTGTAGATAAATCTTGTGCTTCTACCTTTAGCTTTAAAGCAAGTTTATCAACCTCACTTTGACCTGCATTAAACCAAGGAGTTTCATGTAATCCTGAAGAAGTATACTCAAACTCTGTTACTCTGGACGGATTAATAATATCTACAGGCAGTTTCATATAGTAAACATAATCATCAAACCCAAACCATAGACGATAGTTCTCGTTAACATCTGAATAGGCATTTGAAACATGCATAGAATCTATTCTTCTACCTACTGTATCTGCTACCCACTTAGTCTCCCAGCCTAGCTCGTTATATCCCATAATACTGCTATACCCAGTACCAGGATCTATAACTTGGCTTCCATGCCCTCCAACCGCAGAACCTGATTTCCACTGGAATGGGATACTATCCGAACTTGTTATAGTAGGAGAAGTAGTAGCATCTACACCAACCAGAAACTCATTATGTGTTCCTACTGTCAGCATAATGGTTCCTCTATTATCATCAGGTAACCCATCATCTCTATCTGGCCCTACTACAGTTAATACCGCAGCATTTGCCCCATTAATATATCTATATAAACCAAGCCCACTAGGGAAATAAATACTATCTCTCCACCTTTGTGCGCCCTTACCAGCATGTGGATGGAAAGGAAACTCTACCTCAGTTTTTATAAATCTGGCATGTGCTGAATCGTGAGCCCACAAACCCTCTTTGGTAGACACATAAATAATTGGATCTCCGCCTGCATCACGAGCTATAAACATACCAGTACAATATCCAGCAGGAAGAGGTAACTGAGCATCTAAAACCTCTGTTCCAACTGTTAGCGCATACCAAAGCTGACCCCCATGTGATATACCCCACAATCTATTATCCCACTGGGCTAAAAACTTGGTATCGGTACTATCATTTGCCCACACTCCAGCATTGCTGCCATCATAGCTAGGAACAGTAGCATAACTATAGCTAGATGCTCCAGAATCATAATGAGCTAAGATTAGATAATTCGTACCATCATTCTTCACAAAATTGATACTGTCTGTAACCTGTGTAGATACACCCTCAAGCCCAGTATCACTGGCATGAGATCCTATAGCTGCATCTTCAGTTCTGCCATCCCACCAATAATCTTCAGTATTGTTATAAACATATAGTTTTGATGCATTAGTAGCAGCTCCATTCCATACAGCATAAATCTTGTCACCAAATTCATTAATAGTTGCTATCCCAGTACCTGCACCAGAAGTAGCAAGGCTATGGCCTATAGTATCTGTCTTGTTAGCAAGATTGCCTAATACTAGGTGGTTTTTATATCGTAGCTGACACTCACTCCACCATGCCCGATTAACATCACCCGCAGATTCCATTCGGTCTATACCCACACCACCACGCCAGTCAGACCAGGCAACAATGGAAGTCCTAGCTTGAGAATCTTTAGTAGTATCCCCGATAACAACCTTTGCGGGATATAAAGAAGAAAGTACGCTCTGAACAGGTTTTGTTAGAGGGTAATAAACACCGTTTAGACTGATCTCATTATCAGTTTCGACTTTTGCAGCCATTACTGCACCAGTCGTACATTAGTTAGTAGGGGGAAAGCTCGCCTATCAGAAGAGGCTCTGCCAAACCAGAAACCTGCCTGGTTTCTTCTCTGGTCAGGATCAGTCCCAGGACCACCAGAACTAGCTGCAAATGCCAGAGCTGTTCCTTGAGATATCAAGTATTGATCAGGGATCTCTGGAGTGCCAGAATCAGAAGTTAGAAGAGCTGGCTTATCTCCACCTACTAATTTGAGTAACTTGTATGGAGCCACACCGTGAAAATATTTATCGAATACTATATCTGATGCTTCTTGGTCAATCTTCCACAGATTTCTTGGGATACTTTCCCATACTGCACTGTCATTCCTAACTACATTGATGTCATCTAGCCACACTGTACATGCACCCAAATCCGAGTCATACTCTAAGCCCACAGAGATTATTGCTGTATCTAACTCTGGGGTAGACAATGCCATACGAACATAAGTCCAGGTATCAGCAGATAGTGCAGGAACACTTAATGTTTCTAGAGGACTAGCACAACTAGCCGTATCATCTAAAAGGATTTTTAGGTTTCCAGCAGAAGTAGCTACCGTACTTTTAACCCAACACTCAAGATAATCATACTTACTTATATCTTTACTTGTTATTGAGTCAGTAGCTATATCTCCAGCACTAGCACCAACAGCAATTACAAACTTATTACTAGATGTTCCCTGCTTTTTATCTTGGGTATCTACCGAGACTGTAAAGTCAGAATCAATTGTTTCATCAAATACACTATTGCAGTTATGAAGACTAGTAAATTCAACACTCTCACGGGAATAGATATTTCGTAACATAGAAAACCCAGACGGTACATCAAACCGTAACTGTTTACCATCTGTGTGTAAGGCTAGACTTTCTACAGGATCAAATATCCTATCTGAAGAGTCTATTATTGCCTGATTAATAAATTCATCTATAGCCGCTGGATTGTATTCATGATCCCACAGCTCATAAGTATCATCAGTTGCTGAAGATGCAGCAACTGCTGGAGATAGAGTAAGAGTAGTTGAACTCGACGTATAATCAGATACTCTAGTTACCTGACCAGATGTCCCATTAGCATCATTAAAAACAACCCATTTGCCATTATGGTTGTCATCTGCACCAATAAGAGTGTTATCTACAATTGTTGTAGTAGATCCATTCCCACTAGATGAAGATACATATATAGCCCCTAGATTATATCCAATACTTTGGCGTATCTGGGCTCGAGTCCTACCTTGTACTATAGGCATGACTAGCCCCCTTTAATATTTCTTAGTTTTACGAACTTTTTTCTTGGTTCGTTTGCCGTATGCCTTGGCAGCCTTCTTACCTTTAGATGTGTACGGGAATTTCTTCCTTCCTACCATCGGCATTTTGTGCCTCCTTGCCATTGGGACTCTGTTCTTGTCCCTCTAATTCAGCAATTTTAGCATCTTGTTCAGAAACTGTTCGTGATAATGCTTCCACCTGAAGCTGAAGATTGGTTAGTTCTCCAATCTTTTTCTGTAACACGGATGCTAAATCTTTTTCATTTATTACTATGTCTGTGATCGCCATTTTGCGCTCCCTCTAATCCAGAATAATATATTTGCCCATTAGAGCTTTCTTTTCTCTTTAGTCTATGTATTCTTATCTCGTCCAGGATCTTGCCTATTTCCTTACGCTGCTCAATCGTAGGGGCAGGCTTATGATCTTTTTGCCTAACTTCTGATAACCACCGATCTATTGCATTTGCTCCCATATCTTCCAGATGAGCCTGTGAAGTTTCATCATCAGTTAAGATACAAAACTTATGTTTTTTACCTGTAACCGGATCACTCACCCAGAAAATATGCTGCTCTACAGAATCGCCAGTTTCAGCATTGGACCCCACAGAAGATACCGTATGATCAACTACCTCCTGTGGGGTCCATAGTTCGCTTACCATTAAGCTAGATTCATTAGGAATACGGTATGGAACTCGTTGTCCACACCAGCTTTCCCATGTATCCTTGCCAGAGCAGGAGTTGTATCGGCACCTATAGCAAGAAGCTGTCCTGCGTGATTTGAGCTTGCTCCAACCAATGTGCCAAATGCTGGAGTTCCGTCAATTTTAACAGAAGCTAAACCTGATACCTGGACCCAGCCAAAGTAATCAGCCTCAAGATCTGCACAGGTAACGCCAACAAATCGTCCCGCAACGGCTGCGGGAGCAACAACAATATCCTTGTAAGGACTCTTGATAAGACCCACAGTATCCGTGCCTGCTGTAATAGCAGTCTGGAATCCATCACCCTCATCTATCGTGATTGTTCCAGTTCCACTTGAAGCTATAGCAGGATGAGACCTAATCTTGTACATCTCGTGTGGAGTTGTAGAAGCTAAGTTGGAAAACAGAAATCCTTCTGCGTAAAGATTCTTCGCTGCGGCAGTACCGCCAAGGGTAACACCAATAGTAAGACCGCCAGCAGAACCGCTAGTTGCCACTACCAAGTCTTCATCATGATTTCCTGCTGGAGCCTCACTAGCTACAACTAGCCCTTCTCCAATAGCAGTTCCACCATTTTCCACGTAGCGAAATACTCTTCCGTCTGAAAGAGCCATTGTCGCTCCATAGATCTGTTTCTTGGAGGATGTGGTCTGTTTTTCAAAACCATACCTTCCACCCTGAATTGCACTAAAAGACATTTCTAAACCTCCTTAAAGGTTATTCTACAGGTTCTAAGCCCTGCGATCAGCCGAATATTATATTACCCAAAGTAACCTCGGCCAATCTTTACAGTTACTTGGAGTACTACTTACTTGTGTACACTGGCATGAGCCCTCAAACTTGAGGTTGCACTCACGCCAGATGTACCACTAGCTATATAGTCACAATTTGGACACTTCAACTTAACAGTAGTTTCACTTTGAGAAGTAAGGATCTCTTTTTTAACTTCTTCCTTTGGCTTTTCCTTTACAGCTTTAACTGCTTTTTCTCTACACCACTGACACTCACATGTGTCACCAGGTAGCCAAGGAAATAGTCCGATACGAGCCTTACGCAACACATAGTCTGGGTTTCCTGGGACTCCCTTTATTACAGTGCCAATACCTTCTGACACGTTGCCTTCTATATTATAGCTAGGCTTATGGCGATAAAGTGAAGTCTTAGACTGCCACTCATCTATGTACTTTAGCGAGAATCCTGCATTAGCAAGTTCTAGCTTCTGTTGATTGCGCTCACTTACTCCTACCATTAATTACTCCCTGCTTATGAAGTTGAAAGGTCGCCAATCTCAAACTGTACCGCTGCGCCACGGCTGTCATCAAGCTCAAACACACCGTAATCAGCAGTCATAACAAGTTCAGTTGCTCGTAGAGAAGCATCCCTCTGTCTCTCAGTACGGGTATCAACGCTGGAAATATAAGCCATCGCTGTTTTATCAGCGATAACACCATATCCAGAGTCAACACCGGACACCTTCTCAATATTCCCATCTTCAAATATAGGAACATTATTGATTGGCCTTAACCCGCTATAGAAATTCTGTAGTAAGTCTACACTCCATCCACTGGAGAGTCCTCCAGCCGCTGTATCAGCAGTTGTAGCAGCTTGCTTTGAAAGTGTTGCGACTGCATTAGGGTGGTGAATGAAATACAGTTGGTTTCCGAACTTGTTAGCTTTTGCATTAGATATAACAGCGTGTGTGTTTGCTGTATTCATATCACGTCCATCTGCACCAAGTACCGTACTACCATTAAGGCTAGGCCACAGAGCAATAACATCTGTGTCTTTCTTCCTCGCCATACCATCACCAAGCTGTCGCCCAATCATGCTGAATACATTATCAGCAGCCTGTCGTACCAGCTTGTCGGTCAAGATAACCTTTGCACCAACCTCACTAGCTGTAAGGTCAACCGTGGTCATCCCGATGTCTTCCTCATCCACAATATCCTGACCATCACCTACATCACTTATCGTCATCTGTCCCACTTTAGGAACTGATACTTGCTTTGCGCCCTTTGGAAGACTGAAGGGCTCTATCAAAGCTAGAGCTGGAGCATTATGCTCTTCAGTATATCTACTCGCCGCAAGAATAATTTTTTGGGCATTTTCCAAATTACCCGTTGTAGCTGTCTGGGCCATAACCTTTTACCTCCTAGGTTAACTAACTAAGTCCCGCTGCTTTTCTGGCAGCCGTCTGTGCATTTGACGACCTATCACCAGCATTGTAACGATCCAGCCAGCCCCCCTCGTCGGCAGCCACTTGTGGATTGCCCTGACTGTTATCAAAAGACTGAGCAGGCACTTGTGCCTGTTTCAATCTTGTCAACTCTGCGTCCCGCTCCCGATTCGCAGACATCTGTTTAGCAGCGTTTTCCATTGACTGTGGATCATTATGGGTTCTTAATGCTGCTAAATCATCGATACCAAGACTGTACTTTTTAACAAACTGTTCTGCGGCCAATTGTTTTTCTTGTATATGCCTCCCGTACTGTTCGGCCTGCTGCATTAGCGTGACCTGTCGCTCCTGCGACTGCATGTGATTATTGGAAATTTGTTCTGCCTGTTCGGGTAAAAATCCCTGTCCTTCTAATTGTTGTTTATACTCATTAGCCTGGTTTTGTAATGCTATTCTCATCTGGACCTGCTCGTATTGAGCAGCATCCCGTTGCATCTTAGTTATCTGTTCAGGTGTATATTGAACCTGTGGAGCTGGAGGCTGTGTTGATCCAAAAGGTTCAGATGGAGCAGGTGGTGGTAACGATCCAGGAGATGTCTCTGTAATAGCAGGACTAGGTCCAGATTGTTCCGTACTGGCATCTCCAAGAGGTAACTCAGACTGCTGTCCGGTCTCTGGTGCTACTGGATCTGGTGCTACTGGATCTGCTACAGCAGTATCAGCCTGCACAGTATCAACTTTTTCAGTTTGCTCCATTGTCATTGTATTCCCCTCCATGTCTTAGCATAAATATAATATGTTATAGTTGTCAAGCTACACGATACCTTTTGTAGGTATATATTGATTATGTCCATAGACTATCTTGGTAAGCCCCACCCACGGGCTCTTTTAGCATCTTGATCAACAGTTCCAGATACAAATCCTAAATGCCTAAGATATTTTTGCAGATCTGGATCTTCACTTCTTAGTACTAATCTTATTGCATCTTCCTGACTATCAATCCTTCTAAATACATCAGAATTATCCTTTTTATATTTTTTACCTACAACAGATGTTGTACCCATAGCTATCCAAGATTCTAATACGTTAGACAGCCCCAATTTAGCAGCAGCATCTTTTTTAGTATCAAACCAACCTTTCTCTTGAATATGGTTCATAGCTTTTCTGTATTCTCTTTCAAAATCAGGAAGATCTTGTTTAGCAATAGAAAGTTTTCTAATGTCCTCAATAAATTCTGGGCTCCAAGCCTTGTTTAAATATTCTGTCCTACGATTATATTCTTCCCAATTCATCTCACCGGTATCAGTTTCAAGCGAAATATAATCTCCTAATTCAGGTATGCTTTCTACTAATTCTTTATCATCTGCGACTAAAAGTCTGTAATATTCGTCTTCGCCTATTTCAAAAGGAGTATCAATTTCTTTATCATAATCTTCTAAGAATAGATCTCTTAACAGCTC